GCTCCTTCTTTAGCTGACATGATAGGAAGTAACAAAGACTAAGCTCCGCAAGCTTCACATTCCTCTGGTTCATTACTATTTAATATTGCTTGTTCGCCTGAAGTATTGTGGCAACCACATCCTTTAAGGTGTTCTGATAATGTTTTTTCTAGTCTTTTATTGTCTCTTTCTGAGGCTAATAAACGTTCGTGGTAGCGGCTCACCTTATCTGCGAGGACAGCTATAGCTTTCAATACTTCTTGATTATCCATAATTTCTCCTGATTTATAATTTTTGGGTGAGAACTAATTTAACCATATTTTTTATCAAAGCAATAGAACTTTTTAAAATTGTTTTCTTGACAATTTTTTAATGATATGGGAGGAGCATAGCTAGAAAAAAGAATGAAAAAAGAAATCTTAGTATCGGGTCATTTTGTAAGTAAATTTAAAATACCAAAAAAAGACATAGACGATTTAAACAATCGATATGAAAAAGCTAAAGCACATTTAAATAGTTATGGTCCTAAATTGGTTGGTCGATTAGCTTCTGAATTAGACATGTTGGGCATTATTAATGAAAGACAAGCTTTTAAAAATATTGTTAAATGTATGGATGACCATATAAAAACAAGCCAAAAGTTTGGTGTTTGTGTTAAAGGAACGCATCATTTAGAAATTATTGGTTGTTGGATTAATGATATGGTGGCTGGAGAATACAATCCTCCGCATACTCATCATGACGGAAGTGGATGGTCTACTGTTTTATTTTTAAAAGTTCCTAAATTTATTAATGATACAAAAGACCCTCATAAATTTAAAGACGGGCAATTGTGTTTTATAATGCAAAATAATATTTGTCATTATGTTGAACCTAAAGTAGGAGATTTTTTTATGTTTCAAGCAGACCATCAACATTGTGTAATGCCTTTTAAAACTAAACATTTAACAGAAATCAGAAGATCTATGTCTTTTAATTTTACATTAAAAAATGTTTGAAAATAAAATAATTTTTTGTGCTAATAATAAAGAGATGCTAGATGTATGGCCCCACCCTCAACCATCTACAAAATTTATTCCTCAAGAGTATAAAAAATTAGAAAGATTTTTCAATGACGACATGCATCAACCTACGATTAAAACTTGTATGCCCTTTTTAGATTCTTTAACAATGGGTTATATTATACCTTTTGATCAAGACTATCTTATTGATCCTGTTGAAAATGAATTTGGTATTACCCCTGCGAATAGAGAAGACAATGATTTTGGTTTTCATGGTAAAGCACAACTGCCAAAAACATGGCAAAAAACAACTGGAGAACATGCAGGGAAATTTCACAATAAATGGTTAATCAAAACTCCTCCTGGCTATAGTTGTTTATTTATTAAACCAATGAATAGAATTGAAACAAGATTTGAAATTATATCTGGTGTAGTAGATACAGATGTTTATATTAATCTTATTAATTTTCCTTTTATTTTAAATAAAAGAGATGAACAATTTTTAATTAAAAAAGGAGATCCTATGGTTCAAGTTATTCCTTTCAAAAGAGAATCTTGGAAAATGTGGAGTGGTTTTTATAAAGAAACCCTTCATGGTAAAACTATGAGTAAATTAATGAGTAAATGGGTTGATAAATATAAAACAATGTTTTGGAAAAAAAAAGATTATAGATGAGAAAAATACAAGATTATATAAAGTTATATGAAAATGTTTTAGATAAAGAAATTTGTGCAAATATAATTAAAGATTCAAATTTCTCTGAGTTTGAAAGAGCTTCAGTCAACAAGAATGGAATCGATAAAATAGATATGGGATCAAGAAACGTTTATAACAAACGATTAAATAATAAGTATGAAGAAGTTGTTTTTAATTCAGTTGCAAATATACTTAAAAAATACAGAGATGATATTCCTAATTTTTTTACTGGTGCCGAATGTAAAGACACAGGGTATAATCATTTATTATATAAAGGTTCAGAAGGTGGAAAATATGAAACACATACAGATTCTTTCCGCAGAGAACCAAGACTAATAAGTATATCACTACTTTTAAATGACAATTTTGATGGTGGTAATTTTTGTTTTTTTGATGAGCACATAACTGAAAAAAAAGTTGGAAGTGCTGTTGTTTTTCCGAGTAACTTTTGTTTTCCTCATGGTGTACTTCCTGTTTCTAATGGGGATAGGCACGCAATAATTACATGGATGAGTTAAAAGAAAAAAAATATAAATACGTTAAAAATATGCTTTCATCCGATATGATTGAGTTTTTATCAACTTATTGTTTAAAAAGAGCTTTTGCAGATGTAGATCATACTACTAATGAATACGGAATGCCTTCTTCAGTAGCTTTTCACTCAGCTACATCTGATTTATTTAATCATATACTTCATTTTTTATTACCTGTTATGGAAAAAGAAACAAATTTAAAATTAAAACCTACTTATTCTTATAATAGAATATATTTACCTGGAGCAGATTTAGAAAAACATAGTGACAGACCATCTTGTGAATATAGTGCTTCAATAACATTAAAATATTTTTATAAAAACGAAAATTATAAATGGCCTTTATGCATGAATGATTTACCTATTATTATAGAAAAGGGTGATGGAGTTATTTACAAAGGTTGCGATATAGAACATTGGAGGCCTATATTTGTGCAACCGGATGGTAGTTGGCATCATCAAGTATTTCTACATTATGTAGATTTAAATGGTCCTTATAAAGACTTTAAAGAAGAATTAGGAAATGAACGTAATAATAATATTATCAAGAATAATTAGTATCATAATCTGTCCAGCTTTTATCTTCAGGTGCTCCATCCTCTGAATGAGCTACTTCTGCCGCTCGTATTTGATCTTTCCTTGTTTGCGCCCAAGTAAGTAAGTCTCCAACAGTTGTAGTTCCAACAGCGTCACTGGTTGAAGACAAAGTTGTATTTCCTGTCATGTCTCCAGTAGAAGCATCTTTGTTTTGAATTTCATTTTGACCTGGTAAATTGTTCCAAATAACAGCGTGTATTGTATTGGGACACCAAGAGTCTACCCAGTTTTTACCTTTATCGCTCCATAAAATTGGATATTCATCATCAACAAAAATTAAACCATTATTTGAAATCATTATTTGCGTTGCCATGTGTATCTCCTAATGTTTAATTATATAGTTTACCACCACAAAAGGTGAGAATGAATTCGTTCCTGCTGCAGCTACTGTTCCTGTTAAAGTTCCAGCTAAAGTGTGTGCATGAGTATGCCCTGTTCCTGAACCTTTTGTTTCGTGCAAGTCTGAAGGATAATTAGCGGGTGTAGAATACGTAAGAGGAAGTGTTACTTGGCTTTGTTGAGTAACAGGATGTATTTTTACTACATTTCCAGCAGGATTTGGAGTACCCGAACTACCAGCTAGGTGAGTGTGCGATGCTAATTGAGCCTCTGATACAGAAGTATTGGAAATTGCTCCTGTAACCGTTACAGCTTGGTTATTTGCAACAGTGCTTGTTGCACCTACTGCCTGGTTATTAGTCATAGCAACAGTTACAGTATTTGCTCCACCTGTTGCCGCTAAATTATAAGTATTTCCATCGTATCCTTGTGGAGTTTTCCCTTGTAATTGAGGAACATTAAATGTTGTTGAACCATCACCTGCACCGTAAGTAGTGCTAGTTACTGCATATAAATCTGCATAAGTCGTTCTTGAAACAGCGGCACCATTACATAGTAAATAGCCCGCAGGAGCTGTCGCTTTAGTCCAAGGCTTAATTGCGCCTACTTCACTTCTATTTGTAAAATCTTGTAAATTAGTCATTGTACTTTAATCTCCATCCAAAAGTTCCATCATAAAAAACCAAAGCAATACCAGCGCTAGCAGTAGAAATTGTTAAATCCGCCGCTGATCCCATAATTGGTTGGCTATTACGTCCTACAGTAATATTATTTGATCCTGCTGTTCCCTCTGCATCTATAATTTTACACTGCATCCCTATAGTCGGGGAAGCAGGTAATGTTAAAGTAAAAGCTCCACCTGATGTATCAGCAAAAATATTATCGCCATCCACCATAGTATAATTTGCAGTTTTTTTAGTCCAAGCTTCTCCTAAACCCGCAAGAGTAAAAATATCAAACCAGTTAGTTCCATCCGTTGCCACCATTCTATACTTACCATTTGTGATAGTTAAAGTATTACCAGTAGCACCTAATCGAGCAGAAATATCTGCACCTCCACCTATGTTATTATAAATACCATAAGTTTTTTGAGTAGTAGGAAATTGAATTGTATGGGCTGTAGAAACGGTTCCAGTAAAAATTAATTGATTCTGTCTTGCTTCGTTGTTTGCTTGTGATTGAGGACCATCAGTATTTGTTAGTGTAGTAGAAGTTCCTGTAGTAATAGCTTTAGAGTAAACCCCGGCAATAGAAAATTCTAAAGATTGTGAAAAATTGCTATTTGTAATAGTTCCCCAAGTTCCAGAATTTTCTCCTGTAGTTTGAAGTTCTATTCTTAAACCTGTTGAATATGTTGACGACATTTAATCTCCTGAACTAGTTTTATTAGTTATTATAAAGTTTGTCAAAACTTTTATGCAGCTTTGGTCACTTCCGACCAACTAATTGCTGAGTTAGAGTCATCAACTACATTCCATCCAGTAACAAAAGGTGTTGATACGCTTATTGTAGCAGAAACACCTGTAACAGTAAAGACTGAACTTCCTGATATATTAACTGTTCCTAAACTTGTTGTCCCTTGCTCACCTGTTAAAGCGTAAGAAGATACCTGCGTTGCTTGACCTATAGCTGATGTTGCTATTTGACCTGTAGGTGTGACATTTACAGAAGCTACAAAACCCATTGTTCCAGTAGAAGAAGTTGCTTGTCGTCCACTTAATGTAACTGTACTTGTTCCTGTTATAGTTGGTGCTCCAATAGCCGATGTAGAAGGTTGACCTGTTGGCGTAACATTTACTGAACCAACAAAACCTATTGCACCGATACTTGATGTCATTGCTTGACCTGCTGGTAATACAGTAGGACTAATTGCAACAGCTACAGTTCCAACACTCGCATCTAACTCAGGTTCACTAGCTGCTACAACTGTTATAGTTGCACCTGCTGTAATAGAGTAAGTACCAATATGACTTGTTCCTTGCACGCCTGTTACAAAGATAGAAGTTCCTAATGTTCCCGTAGTTGCCGTTGCTTGTCGTCCTGACGGTGTTATAGAAACCGATCCAACAAAACCTATTGTTCCTGTATTTGAAGTAGCTACAACGCCTGTTAAAGGATAAGCCGTATTTAATGTACCCCATTCATTATTGCCCCATCCAATAGCTGTTCCTGTAGAGCCATCAAAAGCTCTATTCCAACCACTCTGAGCTCCTGTAGCAATAGACTCTGATCCAATAGCTGATGTAGCAGATCGCCCACTAGGGGTTACAGTTGCTGATCCAACAACAGACGTAACATCATTTGTATTTGATTGAAGTACAGGTAAAGTTGGAGCCGTTAAAGTTTGGCCTCCAGTACCAACAGCCGTACCTGTAAAAGATGTAGTATCTCCAGCACTTGTAAGCGTTACGCTGCAAGACCCCGTAATAGTTGGGGAAGTAGTTGATGAAGTAAGGCCGACACCCGTTGCTTCGACAGGAGCGAATTGATTCCACGCACCACTGCCCCAAGTTTCTCGACCCCATCCTTGGACAGAGGCCATGATTTATATTCCTATGCTATTCTTAAAATTGCAGCAGTTGCTTCAGCGGCAGGGAATGTAATTGTAAATGTTCCTGAAGTTGAAGTTTTTACACCAGCAAAATCTAATACACACACAGATGCATTTGTAGTCAGACCTGTTACGGTTGAACTATTATAAATAACAGCGGCTTGCGCTGAAATAGTTGCACTTGTAAATGATAAGTCGGGGTCAAAATCACATACTGCCGTATCACCTGATAAAGCGGGTGTAACAGATGTTAATGCTCCGCCACCTTCAGCGTAAGTGCCTGATGCAGCTACTTCGTCAGTTTGTTGAAATACAGTTGTTGATTTTGATAATGTTGCTTCTGAGTCGTATAATGCTAGTTTAAAAGCGTTCCCTGTCGTAGCCGTAAAATTGTGTAGGCCTTTCAGGATCTCCACTTTAAAACTGTTGCATACAGCTTGATTTATTGCCATAATAATCTCCTATGGGTTCCTTGATTCGAGAGGGATACGAATAACGCCGTCTCGATATTCATCTCTACGGTCACGCCCCATCTCATATGTTGCGAGCCCTTGTATCGATTGATTAAACATTTTATCATAGTATTGTATCATATCCGCTGGACCTTTCAAGTATCCAAGTGCTTGTAAAATACAACCATATAAAAGCACGTTTGGAGCATTTTGACTTAACCAAGTAGATGTTACACTACTAGATAAGCCCGTGGGCTCGTACGTGTATGCGAGCTCAAGTGTTTGAGCGACGTTTGGTGTCGGCGCTAAATAGTGCGTATCTTGGTCCCACATAGCATAATACTTAGGGGTTCCTTGATCCGTTCTATCAGGCCAGTATTCATTCATAAACGAAATATCTTTTTGAAGCAAGAAAGTTCTATCATTAGTAGCAGTTCCTCCTACATCGTCTATAATTTGAACAAATCTCGTCGCTTGCCAATCACTAGGCAAAGGTAAAAAAGCATTTCCAACTGTTAAAGTTGCTGTGTCATATTTCCTATAATAATTAAGATCTACTTGACGCATAATTTGATCTTCTATAGATTTAATAAAAGGAGCTATGATACTATCGGATAAAATATTAGTATCGGTTTCGGTATAATTTCTTACATTAGTATTTAAATCAGAATAATCTGTCATGATATACTTACTGTAACATTTCCAGTTCTAGATATCAATTGTGTTTTCTTATTAGGTTGCTGTACACTTAAAGGCATCATACTTTTTCGAGTTCCTACATAAGCTACTCCATTTGCATGATAAGCCGTAAAAGCTTCGTCTAATGTTTGAAAGCTATTAACAGCTTGTCCAAAACCACCTCCGGCCCATCTATCATCGGTTTTTGTCCATGTTTCTCCAGAAGCATTGTATGTACCTGGACTATCACCAACAAAAGCAGTTGAATTAGCTATTTGTGGTCTAGCATGCTGTAATGCTGTAAAATCATTAGGGTGATTTTTAGGATCTAATTGTGGTTGTTTTGGTTCAAATTCAGACACATGTACCCACGATCCTGTCCATTCTTGAACCATTTCATTATAAGGAAAAGCCATTCCTGATCTGTCAGAAATTCTAAGTGCAAATTTACCAGATGCGTATTTACCCATTTTATCTCCTATAAAATATAATTTTGACGAGGAACCATGCTGTAACTTGCTTTTTCAACATCCTCAACCGACGCTCTTTTAAATTCTTCATCATATATTGCTTTTAATATTTGTATTCTATCGGGAGCATATTTCATAGCAGTGTAGTAAGCTAATCCTGCAACCAAACAGGGCATAAAACGAAAAGGTATTTGAGCATTTTTTGTATATTGATTTATATCAGTCATTCGCAAAGATGCGTAATAGGTTAAAGTGTAAATTGCATCTGCTTCAGGAAATAAATACAAAGTAGGTAAAATAGTTCTTTCAAAATAAAATTGAGATGGTCTTCCTTGCGTTGTTTTTACAGTGTAATCTAAATAGGTAGATCTTCCAATTCTAGTCATAGAGAAATCTCCATTAGTATTGGACATGACAGCATCTTCAATATCAATTATTTGTGAACTATCTTGAGCATCAGTAGTTGCATTACCTGCTGAATCTACTGAATATAAAGCAGCTCCTGCAATAGATTGCATACCTTGAGTAATAGTTGCAGAGCGACGTTGAATAGTCCAAAGATTAAGTCCTCTGTTAGCCCATTCAGCAATTAATAAATTAATAGAACGTCTTGCGGTTTTTAATTCGTAACCAGTACGATCTTGCAAACCACAACGTTCAAAAGCTTCTTCAATTAAAGAATCAAGATCTAATATAAATCCCGCTGTTGGTGAATAAGCTGGAGCGCCTGTATTTAAATTAGACACTATACTTTTTTACCCATCGCCATTCTTTTGTGTTGACTAATAACAGGGCCGCCTCTTTTAAAAGCTGTTCTTGTTTTAATAACAGACCCCTCACGTGAACCTTTAGCCATTCCGCCTTTTGCCATTTTCTTTTTTGGTGACATCATTCCGCCACCCCTCATTCTTGCCGTTTTCTTTTTACCCATCATGATAGACCTCCTATGATCTTGTTATATTTTTCTGCTCTAGATATAACGACGTCTCGATAATAT